CTGGACTAGACGCTGGCAGGTGGATGCCACTGCAGCAACACTGGGTTACTGGCACATAGGGGTTGTTCTACGTGTCTCACTGGGCTACGACTAGATAGAAGGGGGGAATACCCATAGTCAACCTCGTATATTCTATCTAGGAGCGGGGAGGAAAGGACCTCACCAATTTCGGAGGATCTGATCTGCCAACATAAACCTAACAAATCAAATTCGCTAACGCCATAACGGCGTGCGATGCAACTCAACGGGATGTCGCACCTCACCGGCCCGGTTAATCGGGGCTTTTCTTCTACTCCAAGGGTAGATTCCACAATCTTACTCCTCAAAGCCTGAGTTAACTCGTGTTCACCTGCATGCACATATGAACGAATAACGTCTGAAGTATATTGTTGGGCTCGCTCCCGGATCTCCCCTTTACCGGGCAAATCTCCGACAGTTGAACCTAAGTTGCGTAACAAAACCCCAATGTTGACAAACACTTCCATCAGCCCTCCCACATACGTAGGTGAACATTTCAAGAACTGCAAGTCTTCAATGCTGGTACACACTTGACACTTCAGTATATAACCCACCCGTGCTGCGGCAGCGGCTATAGCAGCACTCACTGTCTCAACTGTCCTCAAATGGAACGGGGGCAAATTATCAATAACACTCGCGAAAATCCCAAAATTTGCACAATTGTTAATACTGGTTGTCAACACGCTTCCGGAATACAAAGTGTCGTACTTAGGGCGCAAGACTACTTTTCTAGGTTTCCGTTTAAACTCTTTGTCACTATAACTCTCAATGACACAATCGGCCCGACATTGGAGAAAAACTCCTCGTACATCTTTCTGGTTCAGATTACCTCCAAGCATTATTTGCTTCAAAAACAAAAACACCGGGTCATAATTTGATCCATCACATGCAGATATGTCGGTGTTGGCGACATACCTACCATCAGGCATGTCAACACCAATTATCGCATCATCACTAAAACACCTCAAACACACATCGTCCTCCCCATCCCAAACCGCCTGGAAAGCACGAATCAACTCCTCCCTCTCTGGTTTCTTAACAAACTGGTAGCTACAATTCCTGTACTTGAACTCACGTGAGAACGCTTCCTTAACTACGTCCATCATATAAGCTCCTTGTGCAGTGCCACGGGGACCTAAATCCCCTGTGGCCCGGAGATACTTCCCTTGTGGGAGCATCTCATCTGGCTTGCACACATACTTCACTCTCCCATGATTTCCTAACCACAAGTCCTCTGCGAAAGCACCGCTGGCGTCCATCTCAGCGCGGGTACGTACTCTCAAAGATTTCTTCGGATGTGGCGTATCAGTCCAACAATCTCTCTGTCGGTCATGATCAAAATCAGGGGTTAGCTCATCAATGCCATTGCTAACAAACTCTTGGAACACTGAATAAACCTCCCCAACACCGTAGTTCTCGAATTGATTGCTCCTGAGCTCCTCGTGTAAGCCTATTCGGTCAGGTTCGCGGGCACATGTCAATCGTGTGACAGCCCCTCGCAACCCAACGTCATCCACTTTATACGATTCTCCAGAATGCGCAAAACTCGGTCCGAACCACGTGCGGTACCGTTTATCCTTTATCGACTCTGTCCCAAAGTCGAGGCCTTTCGCCGAGAACCATTTTGCGCCCTTAACGAGCGTAAAACGTCCTCCGTCGCGATACGGTTTTTCAGTTGTGCATCGCAAGGGATATGCACGAATCACCGGCAGCCATTTCTGCTTGCTCATCCGCCAACCTCACCAGAAGTAGCAGGGTATGGTAGCAGGAGACTCCCGCTTATCGCGGGTGAGGAAACGTCGAGCAGTCTCCTGCTGCATCTCGACTGTTTGAACGACGAATATCACGGTGTTCGTCAACACCCCCCTGTCATAATCGGCTCCACCGGCCGCCACATGCTGCGTGGCGATACGGGTTAAGTGATAACTGACTTCTCGGGCGGTTGATTGCGTGATTGCGCGAGAGCTAAATAAATCAACAGCTTCTTGTGCCCATGCTTGATACACGGGACGAGACGCCATAAATTTATAACCCAGTGTCCGCATGACAGAATCTCGATTTCCTGCCTCTCCGATGTACTCAAAATTGGGTAATCGGGTGTCAATTCCAGCAAACACGCCGGGCTCAACCGCCTCAGGCGCGAAGTAACGTGCATAGATCGCACGAATAACTGGCCTGCATAGCAGTGAAAGGACAATAAGTAACAAGAAACAGATAACATATGGGTGCCATGTGTTAACCACACAATTCTTAATACAGCTCACGGAGACCGTCATGAGGTAGTGAAAATACACAATCAATATACTAATGCACGAGAAGGCGAGTAGCACCATTCGACGCACAAAATAAGACCTTTCCTGTACAGGAGGGTCACC